TCAAACTCCATGGTTTCTGAGTTATACATTCTTACTTTTTTTACATACTGTTCTTTATTTTCCATACATATATTATACTAAATTTACGAGGAATTGTCAAGAACTATTTTTTTGTTACTTAGAATTTATCTTGTCTTTTGCTGTTCCAGCATAGAGTCCGAACCATGCAGCACCCGCACCGACAATCACAGAAATTAATCCTGACTGCTCCATGCTAGGGTCTTCTAGGTTCATGAACCACATCGTTGCGTAGTAAAGCAAGAAGATGTATACTGATAGAAATGCTCTTGGAAAAATTCTCCAAGCATCTATCATGTTAGACAAGAATATCCATCTCTGCCAAGGGTTATCAGGCTCTTTATTAGCCTCCAACTCAGTGATCTTAGCTTTGAGATTACTGTTCTCTGTAACGAGTTCCATAAACTTATTAAGGTCTATCTCTACTTCGTTGCGTGACATATCGCCACTGAATCTTTCATCAGCCATTGCCTTTATCCTTTGCTTTCCCGATGTTTAGAGCTAGCATATCTATAAATTTATAGAACTTCGCCATCCATTCATCATCCTTTGGTGTCGGTGTTGACGCCGCAATCAAGCTAGCTATGGTCACAATTAAAGTGACTAAACCTACTAAATCCATTAACATAATATTTCTCCGCTCTCATAGAGAGCCTTGCCCTAAAATTAGGGACTTCCTTGATAAGATACTATGGAATTAATGTTAATATCCTCCCATCTTCCCTCATCTACTCGATAACACACTATGGTGTCATTTACTTGTTGATTCACTCTACTACTAGTAAGTGATTCCATCAAGGTGCAAGGAATTGTGTACTCCTTGTTTGAGTTCATAGAAACGAATGTAATATCTACTACATCACGTTTTAATAGTTCTTTTAATTCTGTAAACATTTTTTACCCCTGCTCTAAAAGCATCTCTGAGAAGTCCTTCCTCTCTTATCTTTTTCGAATTATTACTTATTGGTTTTAGCATCCAAAGAAAATCTTCTACTTCTCCGAGTGTTGATGGCTTTCCATTTCTACTAGTCTGTCTTCTATATGCTCTAACCAATCTTCTATTTCCTCAAATCGTCCTTGAACTACTGGGTTCTTGTCAAAGAATTTAGAGCCTTTATTCATTACTCTAAAATACGCCCAGTCCTCAAAAAATTGTTTTATTTTATTCCACATTGTTCAATGCTTCAGGGTCTGTTACTTTTTCATAATATACTACTACTTCCTTGAGTTCAGTAATATATCTTTTTAATTCTTGCATGTTGTATGACATTAGTTCGTAGTCTGGTATAGACATTGCTACAAATACTATTTGTCCATGCTCTTTTGTTAATCTTTGATGGAACTCTTCTATATTTTTATCACTCACTACATACCACATAGGTTCTTTGAGATCTATCTCTCGTGGTAATACAGGCTGAGTAATCAGTCTGTCCATTGGTTTTGCTGTTACTTCTATCTGTTTAGTTGGAAGTAGACTGCAGCTCGACGCCATCATCAAGGCTATCAATGGTACGGCTAATTTCTTCGATTGAGTCAAATACATTTTTTGTTCCTTTGTTTATCTTTGGTTCTAACAGTCCAGGCTTTGCCGCTGCTAGTTTTGTTAAATTATGTCTTTTAAAGATGTCTAAATATCTATTCATCTCTAACTGTGTTGCTTGTGACTTCTGTTGAAGTTCTCCAAGTTGTTTTGTTTGCAGAGCAAAATCGTTCTGCATGTTTTTTATTGCTGCCTCTTGTGTAGCAACTGCTCCTTCTAGAGCTACGTTATTTGCTTGTAGTACTTTATTTTCTTGAAAAAGGTAATAGCTACCTGCCCCTAATACTAATATAACGCCTATATAAAGTTGGTTCATAATTGTGTTATCCTATAATTTAGTCCTTCAGCACCTCGTATTTCTACTAACTCTCCATCTTCTGTAATGAAGCTAACAAAATTTGGTTGCTTTTTAATGAACTTCTTGACTATAAACTCTTGGTCATCTGAATCTCCCCATGTCGCATTATAACTTACCTTTAAAGCATAATAAGTTATGAAAAGACTTTTAAGCCAAAACCAAAAGGCTTGTAGTTTAGTCCAGATTTTCTTCAGATTGTTTTTTATTTTGTTCATATTCATGTTTTTGTGCTAATTCTGCAGCTTCTTTTATATATTCGTCAAGAGTCATTCCTCTTTCTTGGGCATGTGCAGCTGCTTTCATTAATAATTCTTCAGTAAATTTAAACTTCACTCCAGTCTTTCCCTGAGAATAGTAATGCTTCTGCCTCTCTTCTTCGGATAAGTCCTTCGAGAACTTTACCTCCTGCTTTATTCCATCTTTTAATCTGCGCTGGTACTCCTTCGTAGTCTCCTGAGTTTAGTACTTTCAACATAGTACTTGCGTTTAGATTGCTTGGACCGAGATTGTATGTCCATGATACCAATGCATCAAACATGCACTGATCTACTGAAATTGTAATTGCATCATTGACAGCTTTCTCGTATTCCTCTAATTCGAGTACTAACATTTCGTCTGCCTCTGCCTTTGTGATTGTGTCTCCTTCTGAAACACCTTTTGTGTGACCATATCCGATAGTCCAAACTCCAGCAGCACACTTATATGCTTCTAGTTCAAGTCCTTCGAATTTTTTAATGAGAGCCAAGCCCTCTATTGAAATTTTCATATGTTTCCTCTTTGTAAAAATGCATTTCATAGTGTGAAACTTTCTCCACACCCGCATTGAGCTGTTGACAATGGAGTATTGAATATAAATTGTTCTTGTAGTCCTTCAATCTTCATGTCTATTTCTATTTTCTCGACCATACCAATGGTCTGTGGATCAATCGCTATACAATCATAGTAAATTGAGTCTCCACCAAAGCTAGGATTATCCTCGTAATTAAGTTCCCATTTCCAGCCGTTACAGCCAGCGGGTTTAGTTAAAATACGAACGCCCCACACTTTCTGTGAGGCAATTCGTGATTTTATAATATCCAAAGCTTCTGAACTTACTATAACCATAATAACTCCTTCCGCTTGATAGCATACTTATACAATAGGTAATACTGCAAAAGTACAAGCTAACCATATTCCTGCTAAAGCGCTAAATTCTGCCGCTCTACCAATGGTCTCTAACCTATTCTTTTCTATGCTTTGTCTACTTATTCTATGCCACATGCTGAGTTCCCTTACATTTATCTCTAAAGATGTAAAAGGAAGCCTGCTTTGCTTCTTTCCTGTTAAGAACACCATCTCTGTTTTTATCTGCATTGTTAAATAAAAAAGGTTTTACATTACAACCAGTAGCTACTAGTTCCTTCTTTGATATAACTCCGTCAGAATTAACATCATGTCTGTTCATTCTCCAGTCATCCGCAAAAGAGTCTGTTGCAAACAAACTCAATACAGCAATCGCTAATGCGTTCTTCATTTCTATCTCCTGTTAGAAGATCTTAGTTTATATCTAACACCTTCCTCGATGAGTTCGGAGTCCTAGACAAAGCGATTGTTAGTAAGCCGTCTGTTAATTCGACACTGTCTACTTTTAAATCCGCATTTAAAATAAACTTTCTCTCGAAAGATTTAAGACTGAGTCCTTGATGTATGAATCTTTCAGTTTCACCAAGTTTTCGTTCTTTTTTCCCCTTGATGAGCAGTTCGTTTTCTTCTTGAACTAACTCAAGTTCTTTCTTGCTCCAGCCAGGAATTGCTACCTCTATTCGATAGTTGCCATTCTCGGCGTTTTCGACTATGTTATATCTAGGATATGAAGTGTCGGTGTTTGCTAACAGCCAATCGTTGTTCATTCCTAGCCAAAATTTACTAATATCAATCGTCATTTTTAATTCTCCTAATATCACTTTCGTTAATACTATGCCGACCCTTTCGGTATCGACCTTAAACGTAAGCAGACCTATTCTGCCTACTTCATACATATTATATCAAAAGTGTAACCAGAAGTCAAGAATTATTTTTTGTTAGCTTCATCTTACTACTTACTCATCAAACTCGATAACTTTCTTACTTTCTAAGTAATCCAAAGTGTTTTCAATCCCTGTTCTCTTACCTACTAAGTAACTTATGTTTATACTAGCACAAAGCACTAGTAAATACGCGAAATCTATATTTTCCATAATTTTTTCTCCTACACATATTATACCCAACTTCTAACCATAAGTCAAGAAATATTTTATGGATGTTAAAAATAGTTCTTGACAAACGGTTGTAAAATTGATATAATATTATTTCATAAGACAAATTATAGTCTTAAAATTAACCTTAAATTATAGAGGAAACAATGAATAAATATATAAAAAAGAAAGTCCA